CGGTAATCTAATTAGAGCAATGAGCGAGGTCAAAGCCGACCAATGGGACATTATTGAGTTTCCTGCAATCTTACCTAATGAACAACCTGTCTGGCCTGAGTATTGGAAGTTATCAGAACTAGAATCTGTCAAAGCATCTTTAAGTGAGCGTAAATGGCAAGCCCAGTGGCAGCAGAATCCTACTGGTGAAGAGGGGGCTATTATCAAACGAGAGTGGTGGAACATGTGGGAGGCTAAAGATATACCCATGTTACGTCACGTTATACAGAGTTACGATACAGCGTTTACCAAAAAAGAAACAGGTGACTATAGTGCTATATCCACGTGGGGTGTATTTTACCCTGATGAGATTACGCCTAATATTATATTGCTAGATGTAGTCAAAGATAGATTTGAGTTTCCTGAGCTAAAACGTGTAGCCATGGAACAATATAAATATTGGGAACCGGAGTCCGTGATCGTAGAAGCAAAAGCCTCGGGCCTCCCGCTCATACAAGAATTACGTCAAGTCGGTATACCCGTTATCAACTTTACACCAAGCAAAGGCAATGATAAGTTGTCGAGAGTGCACGCTGTTGCTCCTGTGTTTGAAAGTGGCGCAGTATGGGCACCGAATGAACGCTGGGCAGAAGAGATGATAGAAGAATGTGCTATGTTCCCACATGCAGAACATGACGATCTTGTAGACTCTATGAGCCAAGCACTACTAAGGTTTCGTAAGGGAAACTTTGTTGCGTTGCACGATGACTACGAACCAGAGCCCACGGACCAAAATGAGACGGAGTATTACTGATGATTAAAAGTCGATTAGACTTATACAAACCCACAGATGATGTCATAGAAGAAGATCCTGCGTATCAGGGGTTTCCTGATGTGTCTTTGCAACCTGATTTAAATGTGCCATTCTCTAAACCTAGTAAGCCTGTTGACAAAGTTAACAAAGCTATAAAAGACGTTGGAAAGATGTTATATGGTCAGCCAGGTGGTGCACCCGATCTTGCTGATTTTTTCCAAGGCACTGCTCGAATGATCGAGCCAATACAAAAAGCAATTACTCCTGAAGATCCTAAAAATTTAATTGGTGTGGACTTAGAAGAGGCTATGAGAAAAAAAGCCCGAGAACGCATAGCATCACAAGTGGAGGGCACTGGTAGATTTGCAGAGCAAGAGATTGCAAGAAGAGTTGAAGAGGACATTGGTGGCACACAGTTTAGTCCGTTCAAAGCAGGACTACAAAGAGTTTTAGAACCAGAATTAGAAACAGTACAAGAGGTTGCAGCAGGTAAACCTCTTTATGAATTATCTCCAATACAACTAACAGATTTTATATTTGCAGGTCTAAACGTTTTAGACGTGGCCGGTGTTACAACACTTGTTGGTAAATTAGCAGCAAGAGGCGCTAGTGCAGGGGCACAAGCACTAGCTCAAAGTCTGCAGGGTTTAAATAAACAACAAGCAACACAAGTGTTAGCACAAGCTAACCCTAGATTTGTTAGAGAGATTCAAGAGAGTATTGCTGTAGACGGTGGACGGACCACGGAACGTTTAACAGACCAAGATTTAATGACAGCACAGATGCAAGCCGCTGAAGAGCGAGGTATGAGATTTAAGACTGGTAAGCCACCAAAAGATGAAAAAGATTTACTACGTCCAGTGAAAAAAGGGGAGACAAGAGAAACGATTGAAGTTGCACCTGGCATTATAAAACCTGGAACTAAAGGCGGACAAAACAAAGCCTACATTGATTTTAGAAATAGCGAAACACAAAGACTAATAGATATTTTAAAAGCAAGAGCAAAAAATCCTGAAGACAAAAATTTAACCATGCAACAAATCGTAGAAAAGTACGACATCAAAGAACAAATGACTTTGGGTGGTAAAGATCGTGGTCAAAAAAAATTAAAAGACGCACCTAGAAAAATGTTGGCAAAACAAATACCTAAGATTTATCAAGATATGCAAAAGTTTGCAAAAGTTAGAGGGGGATTTAGTAGAAGTGAACCTAACAGTTTAGCAATTAAAAATGCACTTGAAGAAATAGAGGATAAATCATATCCGTCTGTAAACGCATTATCCCATGCAATAGGTAAGCAAATAGATTTACATCCAGACCTTGTTAGAAATAGATATACAAAAAAAGGTAGAGATCAAAAAGAGTTTAAAAAATTATTTAATCAAAAAGTAAAAAAACCGCCTCCAAAAGACGCAGCTAAAGACAGATTTTTAACTGCATACAATAAAGTAGGAGCAAAAAAATTTAGAGAGATTTTTAATCTTGACAATGTTAATCCTGATAGACAGGAGGCCATAATAAAATTAGCTAGTGACCTAGGTTTAAGAAGAGAGTATAAAGCCAGTGATTTATTTGAACAATTTGCATATGACAAGTACCGAAGCATAAAAGAAACAACTGTAGGTAATAAATTATTTAAAGACGAAAAAGAATTTGTTGAGTATTTAGCTGGCGATTTTCCTGACAGACGGCTAGAATCATTGAAAGATTTAGGTCCACAAACAAGACAGGATTTTATAGACGAATTTGATAAATATTTAGATACAGAATTTGAACGACTTTATATGCAAACTAAGGGTATGCCCTTTTTAGAAGAGCTATTCGAAAATCCAAAATATAGACCGTATTTAGTAGATAAAAATGGTGAGCTAGATTTTATCATATCAACTGCTAATAAAACTCACGACATCCCTTTGTTTGTTACAAGAACTGCGGGCAAAGAGCGTTTGAAAAAAACGGGTCGTATGGCTAATACTGGCACAGAACCTGAATTTCTTACACCACACTTTCAACTTTATAATAGACTACAAGTTATATTAGATCCCATATTGCAAAAAATTGCAGATGTTGAGATGTCTAAAACTTTACGAGACCAATTAGCTAATATGCCAGTTACTTTAGCAAAAGACATCAATAGAAAAGGTGGATTAAAAAGAAAAGATTTGCCAAGAACAAATTTTATTGGAGAGGGTTATCTTAAAGTTTTACGAGATAGAGGTTATATTGTAGATCCCAAAAAAAGTAAAAATCAATTAGAATTTATTTTAGACGTAGCAGCGGCTGTGGATAGAATGTATAAGGACTATGACATTAGAACTGTGGTGCCAGTGCTTGATAGTCAAAGAAGAAAAACGTCAGTGGAATTTGGATTATCTCAAGAAGATAAATTAAGTTTGCCCTTAGATCAAAAAGTAAGAAATCACAACATGAGACTTAAACAACTTTTAGACTATGCAATTGAAAATAATATACCACCCGAAAAACTTAGAAGTAAGGGTAAAGATGGTGGGTTTTTAAAATTAAACAAAGGTGGTGCAGTACGTATGGCCATTGGCGGTGATCCGTTGCAAAATATTAATCAACAACAGTTCGCACCTGACCCTGCCTTTCAAGGGGAGGACTTTTTCCAAGAAGCAGTTGACTCAGGCAATTTGACTGCTTTTAATCCACTAAGGTTATTTAATCTATTTGGTAAGGTTAAAGGCACACCTACAAAGTCAGATATCGGACAACCTACAACTTTACCAAGAGCAGATCAAGCTGTGCCTGTTGTAGAAGAATCAGACTTTCCGTTCAAATCTTTTACTTACGAAAAATTACAAAGCCCAAATGCACCAGGGGCTGCAAAACCACAAGACTGGGCTAATTATTTAACAGGTGGCGACACAGCACCCATAGCGGAAATTAGAGATTCCGGTTTAGAACAATTCTTAAGAGATTATGAAAAATATTATCCAAATCAAAAATTAACAAAACAACAAATCGTAGACTACTTTGAAACATCACCGACAGGTAATTTAGAGATGCGTGTAAAACAAAACGCTAATCCTGATTTTCCAGATCAAGGTAGAACCAGACATATGAATGCAGGTAATCAACCACTAGATAACCAAGGTGTAAACTACAGAGAGGTGATTGTTCAAGCAGGACCTATACCTGGTGAGGGTCAACCTTTTATTAACAGCTCACACTTTAGTGAGCCTAATGTAATCGCATTTACAAGAGTGGCTGATTACCAATTAGCAGATGGCAGCACAGCAGCAGTTATACAAGAACTTCAAACCGACATGTTAAATACTGTGCGTGTTGAGCAAATGAGAATTAAAACATTACTAGATAGACTTAAACTCACAGATCAAAAAGCAAGAGATGTATTAAACAATCCTGCTTCTACACCCGATCAAGTACGACAAGCGCAACAAACAATTGATGCACTAGCACAACAAGTTTCTCCTGAACAAAGAGCGTTGCTAGAGCAAACACAAGGCATAAAACCTTTCCCAAACGCAGCAGGTGCAAGTTTAATACCAGGGTATACTGATGAAATATTAAAATTACAAGATAATGTTAATGAATTACTCGCTCAAAAAAAGGCGGCTAACCAACCATTTATTGACGAAAACATTTTTGAAATTAATCAAAGGCAACTACAGTTGAGAGATCAATTGTTAGATCTTAATAGATCATTAGAAATAGATCAAAACCTTAAGAACATAAAGGTTCCTAGTGCAGATCAGGCAGATGAATTGAGAAGTCTTTCTCAAAGACCTATTGAAAATTTTAGTTATGAAAGAACAGATGATATACAATTATTTCCACCAGTGCCTTTCACAAAGACTGCTGACTATGTGGACTTAATTATAAAAGCTACAATTAAAGATGCACAGTCTAGAGGTATAAATAGAGTTGGTATATTCACAGGAGAGTTAGTTAACAGACGTTGGGGTAAAGATCCAACAGGACCTGCTGGTAAAAAGTTTAATGATTTGTATAGCAAAGTGTCTGTACAACAAATGAATAATATTGCTAAGAAGTACGGTGGTGAGGTTATTGAGGGAGCGATTGTAGATCCTACTAAAGCAACTAGGGGTCTTAGATTTTATAACAGAGATGTAGACGGGGGCTTAACATTGAACAAAGAGGATGTGGCTAGAAGAACAACTACTGAAAGTGAAGAAGGCCTTGATGAGTTTTACGATGAACAAATGAGAAGATTTGTAAGTGGTGGAGGTTATGGAGACAAAGATGTTGTCTTGACTAGAGAGGTTGCACCTGGACAATTTCAAGATTTCTATGTACGTGCAGATGATGAAAGTATAGATTTTTTCCCCTTGTTTGAGGGTGAGACTATAAATGATGCTTTGGTTGTTATTGAAGAATTTAATCCCTCATTAGTTAAAATACCTGTATTAGTTCTTGACGAAGCAGAGAAGGCAAAAAGGCCGTTTTTCTTATATCGTAAAAAAGATGGTGGTAAAATTGCCTCTGATGGTTTAGTTTCAATTACTGACATTTATGGAGATTATTAATGGTAGAAAAGTTTAATCCAACATCGGATTTTCCAAAACTTGATAGAACAAATGAAGCACTAGGACCAGGTGGTGGTGAAGATTTAGATGTGGAAGAGGTAGGACAAGAGGTTGAATTAGATCAACCTAAAACAGAATCTAATGTAGAATTAGTACAAGATGGATCTGCCGTTATCAATCCTGAAGAGCCACAAATTCAAGCAACATTTAATTCTAACCTTGCAGAGTTTTTAGATGAGTCATATCTACAAGCTCTTGCTAATGATCTTAATGAAAAAGTAGACAACGATAAAGCGACAAGAGAAGATTGGGAACAGTCATACACAAAGGGTTTAGACCTTTTAGGTTTTAAGTATGAAGAGCGCACTAGACCATTTAGAGGTGCTGCTTCTGTAAACCATCCTATGTTAGCACAAGCTGTGACACAGTTTCAGGCTATGGCTTACGTAGAATTATTACCTGCTGATGGTCCTGTGCGCACACAAGTTGTCGGTGCAAATTCACCTCAAATACAATCTGCTGCAGAGCGTGTCAAAGATTACATGAACTATGAGATTACTCATGTTATGGAAGACTATAATCCTGAGATGGACACACTTCTGTTTCAACTACCTTTAGCAGGTAGTGCATTTAAAAAAGTTTACTACGATGAAGTTTTAGGCAGAGCAACATCTAAGTTTATACCTGCAGAAGATGTGATCGTACCTTATGGCTGCTCAGACTTAGATGATTGCGAAAGAATTACACAAGTTTTAAAGATGACTATGAATGACCTGCGTAAAAAACAGGTGTCCGGTTTTTATTTAGACATACCCTCTGTTGGATATGACGGAACAAATGGTTCTGATTTACAAGAAAAGAAAGATCAGATTGATGGAGAGTCACCAGGTAATTATGCCATGGACGATATGGCAGAACTTTATGAGTTACATGTCGACTTAGACCTAGAGGGCTTCGAAGACATTAATCCTGTTGATGGAGAGCCAACCGGTATTAAATTACCATACATTGTTACAATAGATAAAAGCTCAAATGCAGTTTTATCTATATACAGAAACTACAATGCAAATGATCCACTGAGAAAAAAGAATGATTACTTTGTACATTACAAATTTCTACCTGGACTAGGTTTCTACGGCTTTGGTTTAATACACATGATTGGTGGTTTGACAAGAACTGCTACCTCTGCTTTACGTCAATTGTTAGATGCAGGAACACTATCTAACTTGCCAGCAGGTTTCAAATCACGTGGACTTAGAATACGTGACGATGACCAACCATTACAACCTGGTGAGTTTAGAGATGTTGATGCACCTAACGGTATAATACGTGAGGCATTAATGCCACTACCTTACAAAGGTCCAGACGGCATCTTATTACAACTTTTAAGCTTTTGTGTAGAGGCAGGTAAACAGTTTGCTGCAGTCGCAGATATGCAATTATCAGAGATAGGTAAATCACAAACACCTGTTGGAACAACCATGGCACTTATGGAACGTGGCACAAAAGTTATGTCAGCCATTCATAAAAGATTACACTACGCACAGAAAAAAGAATTTGAATTATTAGCTAAGATTTTCAAAATGGTTTTACCACCAGTTTATCCATACAATGTTGCTGGTGGACCAAGAGAGATAAAGCAATTAGATTTTGATGACAATATAGATATCTTACCTGTTTCAGATCCAAATATTTTCTCTATGTCACAACGTGTGACTCTTGCACAAAATCAATTACAACTTGCACAAACAAATCCACAGATGCACAACATGTATGAGGCATACAGAAGAATGTACACAGCTTTGGGTGTAAAAGATGTAGATAAAATATTACCTGTGCCTCAACCACCACAACCTATGGACCCAGCTATGGAACATAGTGTTGTAATTATGGGCAGACCATTACAAGCTTTTCCACAGCAAAACCATGAACAACACATTAAATCACACAGAACTTTTATGAGTTCTAAAATGATTGCAAATAATCCTATGATTGTCATGTCGTTGATATCTCACATTAATATGCACGTGTCTTTACTAGCGACACAAACAGTTGATAAAGCATTAGTTGAAGAAGCAGAGAAACTAAGAGCGCAATTTGGTGAGCAAGTGCCACCAGAAGAGGTTGCTAAACTACAAATGCAAAGAGATAATTTAATTAATCAAGAAATTATAAAAATTACAGAAACTATGGTAGCTGAAGGTAATGATGCTATGGAAGATATGCAAGTTGACCCATTAGTTTTACTAAAACAACAAGAATTACAGCTTAGACAGTCTGAAATGGAAATGAATAATGCTCTAAAAACACAAAATCAGGACTTAAAACAAGATCAATTTGAGTATAAACAAGAATTAGACGACAAAAAAATACAACAAAGTTACGATATTGCAGATTTACGTGCAAATGTAGCTAGAGAGAGGGCAAATGCCACTAAACAAGAAGGGTAAAAAGATAAAAAAAGCCATGGCAAAGACATATGGCAAGAAAGAAGGTGCAAAAGTGTTCTACGCAAGCATAAACAAAGGTAAAATTAAGGGAGTAAAGAAAAAATGATGAATTTTTTAGTAGGCCCTATCGCAAATATGGTCACTGATGCGGTAAAAGGCTTTGTTGAAACAAAAAAAGCAAAAGCAGACCTCAAACTAACTGAGATTAAGGCACAAAAGTCTTTAAAAGAGCAACAGATTGCCGGAAAAATCTCGTGGGAGGCATCTGCAGTAGACCAAATGAAAGGGAGCTGGAAAGACGAGTTTGTTTTACTAGCCTTGATGATACCTGCGATTTGTGCGTTCTTGCCTTTTATGCAACCACACATTGAACGTGGGTTTGCAATCTTAGAAACTTTACCAGAGTATTACACGCATCTATTATATCTTGCGTGTTCTGTATCACTAGGTGTTAGAGCAGCACCAGGTGTCAAAAATATGATATCAAAGGCGAAAAAATGATGGGAGTATGTATGAAATGTGATTGTCCGTGTCATTGTAATCAATCTTGCAATGAATGTGGGTGCGTAGGATGCACTTGTAATGAAAAAACTGACTAAGACAGTCCCTCCTAAAAAAGGGCCACAATCACAAGGGTTGAAAATCCCACCTAAAAATATACAAATAGTTAAGACAAAGAAAAAAGGACTTAACTATGAAACACACGTACTTTAACATACCAGGTTGGTTTAATTACTCAGAAACGTATGATGTAATTGTTGATCGAATAGAACCAAATGGAAAGATAATAGAGATAGGATCTTTTCTTGGTAGGTCAACACATTACCTAGCCACATCTTTATTTAACGCAAACAAATATGATGTACAAGTTTATTGCATCGATACTTTTGAGGGATCATCAGAACACGCAAATATAAAATTACCTAAAGACTTCTGCCGCATATTTAGAGATAATTTAAGATTTTTTATAGGCAGAGATATGGTCTTACCCATACAAGGTAGATCAGACGATCCTAAGATACTCGAAAGATTTGAGGAAGCATCAGTGGATTTTATCATGGTAGATGGTGCACATGAGTATGATCCAGTCAAAGATGATATTGTAAATTGGTGGCCAAAGCTTAAACCAAACGGCGTAATGTTTGGAGATGATTACAATTTAAAATCAGTTGAACTTGCAGTTAAAGAAGGACTAGGTGCGTGTGGGCACAAATCATATGGAGTAAACAAAGGCTTTGAACAAACATGGTATTGCAGTAAAGATGAAGAAAATCAACAATATGAAAAACAAATACCAGGAGTTAACACACTAATATGAGTGATGCTTTTGTTATCTACAATTTAAAAAAAGAACTTAAGACTTTAAAACAAAACCTTACAGAATCTTTATCGCAGGGGGTTGAAAACTTTGAAGAATATAAGTATATTCTTGGTAAACTACATATGCTTGACATATGCCAACAGGAAATTTCTCGCCTGCTGGATA